GTCGTGTACCGTTTGTGGTAGAGGTGGAGCCCATCAATTACACATCCAGATCATTGCGGGTGGCCAGCTTTCGCTGGTCCTCTGCTTTCAACTTTTCTGGGGTGCAGCGGCTGACGAAGCGTCCAGCTTCGTCACGGCAAATCGTCTTCGTCCCCGTAAAGGACAGATTTGCTAGTTTCTCATCGAGGTCACTCGGTGAGCTTGCCGTTTGCATCAGGGTACGGCATCGTCGCATGGATTCCCATTCTGCGTGCCTGTCCCGAAATGTGTATGATGGACCCTCTCCACTTGTTGTAGTTGCCCCCGTGTCAGGTCGGAGCTCCATGGTGTCTTTGGCATCTAGGAGCTTAGCTTGAGCTAGGGTGGCTGCAAGAGATCCGACTACATCTGCCGTGGCCGGCGAAGGTCGATTTCTTTGTCCTCGGACAAAAAGTCGCGTTCGCTGTTCCGGCTGCAGATGTAGGCGGTCTTGTTTGAGAGTGACGTCAAATACTTCGTTGTACTCGAGTGCGGTTTCGATATCAAGATCGATCCGCTGTTGAAGTCGGGTAAGAATCAGCTCTTTTCCTTTGGATACGGCTTTTTCCGCGCCCATTGGACGAGCAGTGCCCCACTGCTCAGCTGATTTTCTAACGATGTGTTTGATTTGAGAGATTATAGACGAAAGCTTTAAGGCTGGTCCTTTTCGTGCCTTATCTTGGAGGAGAGAAAAGTAAGTAGTAACCCTTGCGGTTGCTTCTTCTTCAACTTCTCCTCGCATAGGCATGGTAGGGTCATCGGTAGTGGGTGCATTGTCGATCCGAGTATTTATATTCTGAACGACGGTGCGTGCAATACCGGTGAGCCTGCCGAGCGAGAAGACCCTTCTGATGGAGAGTAGCAGTTCAGGATCGTTTTGAGTGATCAAGACGGCTGCTGCTTTCCGGAAGAGGGGTGGGGCCTCCTGTCTTCCAGGCAGGCCCCAACCTCCCAAAAAGCGAGGCCAGTGAAGGGGAAGGCCACTTTGATTCCAGATCCGGAAGGCCTCAGGGTGGAGATCCTGGCATAACGGAATAAGTTGTTTACGTTGTGCTGGGGTACACTCCTTGAGTTCTTCAGAAATGGTTTGCGCCAAAGTGGCCCAGGATGGTATGGTGTCATCCCCGGGTTGCCCGTGCCTACGCGCTTGCGACAGCGCACTTAAGGTAGGTCGGGGGATTCGACTGACAAGTCGATGGTAGAGCTTATCTTCGGATACCCAAACAGCACAAGACTGTGTCTTGCACTGCGCCGCGGGCGCAGTGGGTAGTGCCGTGAACTTTTCAACTTTGATCTTCGGACTTAGTTTGAAGAGTTTCTCGACAAAGATCAGGCCGGTCTTAGACCGGAATGTTTTCTTCTGGTTGACTACCAGCCCTGCTCGTTTGAGGTTCTGGAAGTAGGTTTCTGTCATCGTGGTGGTCCACGCCGCCGCCATATCGTCCCCACAGGTCTCGAAAACAGGTTGTCCCCCCCGTGGAGCCGCTCGAGACGCGGCCCACTCATTTACAAGGGTTAGTATCGGCCATGCGAGAGGCAGTCCCATGAGGGCCCCTCGTGTCGATGCTTTCCCTAGATGTGCTTTGAGTTCTTCCGGGAGGTCAGGAGTCCCTGGGTCCAATAGCATTGGACCGGTCAGCTTCTGGCCTACCCATTGGTACGAACATGGAAATTCGTGCCCAATGACTTCCCAGATCCCAGCCCATACGGCTTGGTTCACTGAATGGTGCAAGTAGTCACTTGCAGCGCTCAGGTCGGTTGAGAGGAATTCAAAGTTCTCGTGTGTTGAGTAGCCTTGCGCGCCTGCAGCAATGCAGGCGGGAGTCTCGGTCTCCCCACGGAGGGAATAACTTGCAGTCTTGGAATGCTTGAGGAGTCTGAGCAGTGCACGATTGATACGTTGGCCAGCAACCACTAGGCTGGCTGATGAGATCGTTGCGAGCCTTTTCTTTTGCCCACGTTCCCTTAGCACCAGGGGCCGCATGTGAGGAACTTGTCCGCTACGGATAAATTCTTCGATGTCGTCTTCTGCGATTGCTTGGGCTACGCGTTCAATTGCAATGGCTTTCAGCCCTGCCGACAACTCGTCCGGAACTGCCTTGATGGAACTACCTTGAGGAGGTACTTGTGTCTTTTGATACAATGCCGCCTTTGACTGTGAGACACGCATAAACTCATCTAGCGATAGATGACTAATGGGTGCCGAACTCTGTGCAACTCGCTCGTTCTTGGAGATCACTGAACGATCGATGTAGGGATAGTTTCCTTCAGGGGTCCGGGCCGTGTGCTGGATTGTTTCCGCCATGGCCCGTTCTCGGTAGTACGCGTACACTCCTCCTTTAGCCTTACTTCGTTCTAGGCTAGCTGAGATGTTCAGTTTGAGATCCCCGAATAAGGGATCAACTTCTGGACGTCTCATCTCTTTCTGATAGAGCGTCGACATTGTGGATTTGGTGAATTCATATATGTCGTCGAGAGTAGCATGGTCAGGCGGTGCGTCTTCTGACCACAGGCGTCTTGCCCACTCGATGAGTTCGACATCATCCCCTGGCCTTGTGCTAGGGGGGATCGATCGACCGATCGATGAAAATGTCCATGCTGCTTTCTGGTTCCAACCGCTTTGGAGGGACCCTCTTAAGAACGTTGAGAACAAAGGGACTTGACCCTTTGCTTCCAGCGGCCTAGAATCACCGACTGCAGTTGATTGAGCTTGTGTCGCCCAGTCTTTTATGGCAAGACCCGCCGCGTGCGGGCCTTGATGGGTGACAGTGAGCAAAAACCATTCTGTCAGCAACCAGAGCCCTTCCCAGGCCGCCTTTTCGTGGGGTGACCGGGACGGGATCAGTGACGTTGCTGCAGGCAAGCTCAGCTGGATTGCATGTCGAAGTAGTTTCCATAGTCTCTCAATATGATCACTCTCTTTCTCATTCTTATTCGCGTGATGGCCAACGCATGCCAACACACTCTTCGGAAATTCGGAGTCGAGGCCGGGCCTCCTTGTGAGGTTCGCTCCTTTACTCTTTCGAATGAGTAGAATAGCTTGTCTGACCCCCTTGGGTAGACCGTAGGTACGTTTCGACGTGCAGACGGGGGGACCCTCTGGATTTTCAGAC